CCGATGAAGACCTCGCCGACAACGGCCAGCTGTGGGAGCTGAAGAACCAAGCCATCAATTTGCTCGACACCTGCGCTGATCAGGTAGACGCGCAGATCAAGCGCAGTCAGAGCAAGTAGGTCGCGACACGTTTCGCGAGAGTGCAAATTGTGTCGAAGCATCATGCATACTCATCTTTCATCAAAAGGAGGTTGGTATGAGCTTCGAATTAATACAGGCAACTCAGTACAACTTGACTATGAGTGCGGCATTCCACGCGGGGCAGGTCAAGTCTTTCGCAGCCAAGCTCAGCAAGGGCATCGAGGAGATGCTTAATGCCGATGATGCTGCCGATGAATGGGGAACGTCTTGCGAGGTGGGCGATGATGGCATCACTCTTCGTATCAGCACTCCATTCGGTGAGGCTCGCGCAATAGCGGTTATCCAGCTCATAGATGGATATATCGGAGCTCGATACATTATTGAAAAGGTAGTTGCGTCGGAGTCCGGCGAGCCAACTTTCCGCCAAGTGTGGGCAGTGCGTATAACCGGAGATGGGAAGGTGACGAGTGACGATGGCGCTAACGTGATTTACCGAGCCAATGCCATTTCAGGGCAGGAGCGATATAACGGAGCTACGGCTGTCGCACTGTCCGCGGTATATGCCATAGCTACAGACCAAGGCTATTACGTCGCCAAATAAAAGATGAAATGAGGATTTCAGATGACCAAGCAACCCGACTGGGAGGCGATCGAACGAGCCTACCGGGCGGGTTCGCTTTCCATCAGAACTATCGCTGAGCGCCAGGGCGTGAGCGACACCGCAATCAGGAAGAAAGCCAAAGCCCTTGGGTGGGCAAGAGACCTTTCTGACCAGGTGCGCAAAGAGGTTCGCAGCAAGCTGGTTCGCGGAGAGGTTCGCAACGACCAAGGCGCGAACTGCGAACTCGACGCTGAGATCATTGAAGAGGCCGCAGAGGAAGGCGCCCGGGTGGTTCGCAGCCACCGACGCGACATTCGCAAGGCGACGAATCTTGCGAACCTGTTGATGGATGACCTGCTGTCTACCATCCAGCGCCGCGAAGAGATCGAAGAAGACATCGAGGCCGAGACCTCAGAAGACAACAATGGCATGCGACGCGCCTCAATGCTCGCCGCCGTCTCGCTGCCCAGCAATTCCAAAACACTGTTCCAGCTTTCCTCTGCAATGAAGAACCTGCAGGTTCTGGAGCGTCAGGCATACAGCCTGGACGAGAAGGAGAAGACGGACGAAGCCGACGAACTCTCGAAGATGATGGACGAACTATCGAAGGACGCCTGACATGAAGCCCGAGCACATGAAGCTGCTCCGGGATAAGCGTTGGCGGTTGAACAATCTCTACTTCATCACCGACAAGCAGGGCAAGAAAGTCCGCTTCCGGATGACGGACGAGCAGATCGAATACTTTGATGGGATGCATACCCGCAACATCATCCTGAAGGCTCGTCAGCTCGGCTTTACCACCGAGTGCTGCATCATCCAGCTGGACGCCGCTCTGTTCGAGTCGGCCAAGTGCGCACTGATCGCTCACACCCTGAACGACGCCAAGCGCTTGTTCCGGGAGAAAGTCAAATATGCCTACGACAACCTGCCTAAAGAGATACGCGCCGCCAATCCTGCTTCTAACGATGCTGCTGGTGAGCTTGTGTTCAGCAAAGGCGGATCGCTCTACGTGTCCACGTCCTTCCGGGGCGGGACTCTACGGTATCTGCACGTATCCGAGTTCGGGAAGATCTGCGCCAAGTTTCCCCATAAGGCCAGAGAGATCGTCACCGGCGCCTTCGAGGCTGTCGCCACCGATTGCTTCGTCACGATTGAATCGACGGCGGAGGGGCGGGCGGGCTACTTCTTTGACTACTCGCAGAGCGCAGAGAAGCAGCTGCTGTCCGGTACGCCTCTCGGCAAGCTGGACTGGAAGTTCTTCTTTTTCAGTTGGTGGAAGAACAAGGCCTACTGGCTCGACCCGTCCGAAGCGATCATCCCGCAGCGCCTGACCGACTATTTCAACGAACTGTTCGCCAAGTACGGCATCGACACAAACCCAGGCCAGCGCGCCTGGTACGCCGCCAAGGAGAAGACCCTCGGCGACGACATGAAGCGGGAATACCCGTCGATCCCTGCCGAAGCCTTCCAGCAGTCGATCGAGGGCGCCTACTACGCCCAGCAGTTCACCAAGCTTTACGCCGCTCAGCGCATCGGCACGCTGCCAGACAACAGTCACCTGCCGGTGATGACCTTCTGGGACATCGGTGTCGGCGACTCCACGGCTATCTGGTTCGTGCGTCAGGTCGGCAACGAGTACCACGTAATCGACTTCTACCAGAACAGCGGGGAAGGCCTGCGGCACTACATGAAGGTGCTCAAGGACAAGGGTTACACCTACTCCGAGCACTGGGGGCCGCACGACATCGACAACCGCGAGTTCGGCAGCGATGCAAAGACCCGCCGGGAAATGGCGCGCGAAGGCTACGAGATCGACGGCCAGCACTACCGCATGACGTTCCAGGTCGTGCCAAAGATCGGCGTCGACGACGGCATCGACCAAGCGCGCGAGATCCTCGCCCACTGCGCCTTCGACGAGGCGAAGTGCGAAGAGGGCATCACCGCGCTCGAGAACTATCGCAAAGAGTGGGACGACAAGAAGGGCTGCTGGAAAGACAAGCCGCTTCACGACTGGGCGTCTCACCCGTCCGATGCATTCCGGTACTTCGCTGTCGCCAAGAGCGCAAGGAAGCCGGTCAAATCAATCAAAATGGGATTCGCACGCTAATGGCAGACGTCACCTACACCCGCCCGGAGTACGACGCGGCACAGTCCCGTTGGCGGCTGGTGCGCGACGTGTGCAAGGGATCCGAGACTGTAAAGGCTCGCGGCGATGTGTATTTGCCCAAGCCCAACCATCACGACACCAGCCGTGAAAACGTCGAGCGGTACAAGTCCTACAAGCAGCGAGCAGTGTTCTACAACGCTACGGGGCGTACGAAACACAGCTTGGTCGGCGCGGTGTTCCGCACTTGGCCAACCCTCACTGTCCCCGGCGCACTCGATTACGTGTCTACGGATATCGACGGGCAAGGCGTAAGCGTTTACCAACAGTCTCAATCGGTCATTGGGCACCTGCTCGAAGTTGGCCGACACGGTTTGCTGGTGGATTACGCCGCGGTGCAGGCGGGCACGGTGAGCAAAGCGGACGAGCAGGCCGGACGCGCTCGAGCGAGTGTTGCGAGCTACCCCGCTGAGTCGATCAGGAATTGGAAGACCCGCAAAGTTGGCGGGCAGCACCTGCTGAGCTTGGTGGTACTGCAGGAATTCGTGGACATCGATACAGATGATGGTTTCGGCAGCGAAAAGATTACCCAGTATCGCGTGCTGCGACTGGATGAGGCTGGCGTCTATACCCAAGAGGTATGGCAGGAGAGCTCAAGCGAAACTTCGATGACCACTCCACCGTTCACGCCACTGAACGGCGCCGGCCAGCCTTGGCGCTTGATCCCCTTTCAATTTCTCGGCAGCGAGAACAACGACACCAGCATCGACGACTCGCCGCTGTATGACATGGCCGTGCTGAACATCGGTCATTACTGCAACAGTGCGGACTATGAGGATTCGGTATGGTTTTCCGGCCAGCCGCAGTTCTGGATCTCGGGGCTGGACGAAGCATGGCGCGACCATCTTGAAGCCAACGGTATTTACGTCGGCTCAAGGGCACCGCTGACGCTTCCCGCCAATGGATCGTGCGGATTTGCTCAACCCGAGCCGAACACCCTCGTGAAGGAAGCGATGGATGCCAAGAAGCAAGACATGGTGTCGCTCGGCGCCCGATTGATTGAGCGCGGCAGCGCGGTGAAGACAGCAACCCAGGCCGACAACGACAGCGCCGCCGAACACAGCGTACTGTCGCTGGTGGTCAGCAACGTCAGCGAAGCCTACAGCCAGTGCCTTGAGTGGATGGCTGAGTTCGTGAACGCCTCCGGCGAAGTGGTCTACAAACTCAATCAGGACTTCAGCCAGATCACTCTGGACGCGACGATCCTGGCAGCGTTGTTCAACGCAGTGCAGGGCGGAAAACTGCCGGAGGGCGACTTCTGGCAGTACCTGCGCGATCGCGGCGTGATCAACCCGGAGAAAACGGACGATGAAATCCGGGAAGAGCTGGAAGCGCAAAACACTGGGCCTGATCTGGATGACGAAGAGGTAATACCGAATGGCGGCAAACCAAGCAATCCTTGACGCCACCATTCGGCATGCCGTGTTCCTCGAGCAGCTGAAGTCAGGAGAGGTGGCGAAATTCGCGCCCTTCCTCAAGGAGATCGACCGTTCGATCCGCGAGCGGCTGACCCGGGCGGACCTGACGGATTACACCGCGGCCCGCCTCGAGCGGCTGCTGAGCGAAGTCGATAGCCTGCTGTTGGGCATCTTCGACCGGTACAGCGAGAAGCTGAGTCTCGATCTGGTGGATATCGCCAACTACGAGGCCGAGTTTGAGGCGACCAGCCTGACCCGTGCAGCGCCGGTAGGCGTCTCGTTCGATGCGGCGGTGCCTGGAGCTGCTGCCATCCGCGCGGCGATCCTCACCAACCCGCTCAGCGTGCGCGGCGCGGACGGCGGTAAGCTGCTCAAGTCTTTCATTGATGGTTTCACCACCACCGAGCGACAACGCCTCACGGGTGCGATCCGGCAAGGGTTCTTCGAAGGCCAAACCAGCTTCCAGATCATCAAGAGCATCCGCGGTACCAAGGCGCTCAAGTACAACGACGGCATCCTGGCCACGACCAATCGCAATGCCGGTGCAATTGTGCGGACGGCAGTGCAGCACGTCGCCACCCAGGCACGCATGGAAACGCTGAAGGCGAACTCTGATGTCGTGCCGTCGGTGGAGTGGGTCAGTACGCTGGATTCGAAGACGACCAGCCAGTGCCGGACACTCGATAAACGCCGGTTCAAGCTGACTGAAGGCCCGAGGCCGCAGATACACATCATCTG